CAAGAAGATAGTAAAGCCGCTGGTCGCTGGCAGACAGCACAAGGGGGCGAGTATTTTGCAGTAGGTGTCGAGGGTGCGGTTACTGGTCGTGGTGCAGATTTATTAATTATTGATGACCCACACTCGGAACAAGATGCAATGAATGCTAAATCTTTAGAGCGTGCTTACGAATGGTACACCTCTGGTCCTAGACAAAGGCTTCAACCTGGCGGAATGATTGTACTGGTTATGACAAGATGGAATACAAAAGATTTGACAGGAATGTTACAGGCTGCACAAAAAGAACCTAAAGCAGATCAATGGGAAGTTGTAGAATTTCCTGCAATCCTACCATCTAATAAACCTGTTTGGCCAGAGTACTGGGAACTAGAACAATTGTTAAATGTTAAAGCATCGGTTGCACTTCCAAAATGGAATGCACAGTATATGCAAAACCCAACATCAGAAGAAGGTGCTTTGATTAAAAGAGATTGGTGGAAGAAGTGGCCAGAGGATAGAGGAATTCCAAACTGTGATCATGTCATACAATCTTACGATACAGCTTTTTTAAAAAGAGAGTCTGCTGACTTTAGTGCAATTACAACGTGGGGTATTTTTCGTGAGAATGAAGACTCACCACACCAATTGATTTTACTCGATGCAGTTAAAGAAAGATTTGAATTTCCAGAACTAAGGCGTGAAGCATTAAAGTTATATAAATACTGGGAACCTGAAACTGTACTAATTGAGGCTAAGGCTGCTGGATTGCCATTAACATATGAGTTAAGAAATATGGGAATACCTGTAGTCAATTTTACTCCGTCTCGTGGAAACGACAAACATGCTAGAGTTAACGCTGTTGCCCCGTTATTTGAAAGTGGTCAAATTTGGGCACCTACTCATTTACAATTTGCTCAAGAAGTTATAGAAGAGTGTGCATCATTTCCTTTTGGAGATAATGACGATTTGGTGGATAGCACAACTCAAGCGGTAATAAGATTTAGACAAGGAGGATTTTTGAACCACCCAGAAGATTATAAAGATACTCCAAAACTAATAGATACAAAACAATACTATTAATGAAAAACCCAACTCTAGTTAAAAACATGAAAAATGTTAAATGGAAAGAAATCCCTCCAATCAAGGGACCTGACGCTAGAGGCTTGATTAAACAACCAAAAGAAGATAAACAAGATAAACTGGAGAAAATAAATGGCAGACGTAGATAAATCCTTACCGAATGTAAGACAAAACATAACTGTTCCCTCAGAACAAGAACAAATGGAAGTAGATACTGCCATTCAGGAATCTATGCCTGATCCAAACAGTACCGAGATTACAGAAAACGAAGATGGTTCAGTAGATATTAATTTTGAACCAGGAGCAGAAGCACCAGAAGGTGCAGACAATCATTACGCTAACTTAGCATCCTTGTTGCCAGATTCTATCCTCGAGCCTCTAGGATCTGAGTTGTATGCAAACTACACAGATTACAAAGAGTCAAGAAGAGAATGGGAACAATCTTATAGTAAAGGTTTAGATCTTTTAGGATTTCAGTTTGAACAAAGAACAAGACCTTTCCAAGGAGCATCAGGTGCAACCCATCCAGTTTTAGCTGAAGCAGTTACTCAGTTTCAAGCACAAGCGTATAAAGAATTATTACCAGCGAATGGTCCGATTAGAACTCAGATACTAGGACAAGCTACACCTGAAAAGCAGGATCAAGCAACTAGGGTCTCTAACTTTATGAATTATGAAATCATGAATGTAATGAAAGAGTACGAGCCAGAGTTTGATCAGATGTTATTTTATTTACCACTCGCAGGTTCAACATTTAAAAAAGTTTATTATGACGATTTACTGGGACGAGCTGTATCAAAGTTTGTTCCTGCAGATGACTTAGTCGTTCCGTATTCTGCTACCTCATTAGAAGATGCGGAAGCGATCTGTCATATGGTTAAAATTTCAGAAAACGATTTGCGTAAACAACAAGTTGCAGGATTCTATAGAGACATAGAATTATTTTCTCCTTACGCAGAAGAATCTGAAGTCAAGAAAAAAGAAAGAGAACTAGAAGGAACAAGAATGACAGGACAACAAAAAGACAACGCTATGTATACGTTGATCGAATGTCATGTTGATCTTGATTTAGAAGGTTTTGAAGATAGAGGTGAGGACGGAATACCAACAGGTATAAAAGTTCCTTACATCGTAACCATAGATAATGGCTCAAGAAAAGTTTTATCTATAAGAAGAAACTATAAGGTAGACGATCCAAAGAAAAATAAAACTCAATACTTTGTGCATTTTAAATTTTTGCCAGGTTTAGGTTTTTATGGTTTTGGATTAATACATATGATCGGTGGTCTAACAAGAGCAGCAACAGCTGCCCTTAGACAATTGATCGATGCTGGAACACTCTCCAACTTACCAGCAGGATTTAAACAAAGAGGTATCAGAGTGAGAGATGATGCCCAGTCACTTCAACCAGGTGAGTTTAGAGATGTAGATGCACCCGGTGGAAATCTAAGAGACGCTTTTATGCCGTTACCATACAAAGAACCATCACAGACTTTATTACAGTTGATGGGTATTTGTGTATCGGCTGGACAGAGATTCGCATCAATTGCTGACATGCAAGTTGGTGATGGGAACCAGCAGGCCGCTGTTGGAACAACTGTAGCTCTTTTAGAACGTGGTTCAAGAGTCATGTCAGCGATCCACAAGAGACTGTATGCATCAATGAAAAATGAATTCTCATTATTAGCTGATGTCTTCTCAACTTATTTACCACCTGTATATCCATATGATGTAATTGGTGGTAACAACGAAGTTAAACAACAAGACTTTGACGACAAGATAGATGTTTTACCTGTTGCAGATCCTAATATATTTTCTTCAACGCAAAGAGTATCTATTGCACAAACAGAATTACAGCTGGCACAGTCTAATCCACAGATTCATAACTTGTATGAAGCGTATAGAGACATGTATGAAGCAATTGGTGTTAAAAATATTGACACAATCTTGCCACCACCTGCAAAACCAGCTCCAAAAAACCAAGCACTAGAGCATATTGATGCTTTAGCTGGAAAACCTTTCCAAGCTTTTACAGGACAAGACCACCAAGCCCACATTTCTGCGCATTTAGCGTTTATGGGGACGACAATGGCGCAAAATAACCCTGTAATTATGACTTCATTGGAAAAAAACATCTTTGAACACATAAATTTGATGGCAGATGAGCAAGTTCAGCTAGAATTTAGAGATAAAATTGCACAAGCACAACAAATGGCGCAACAAATGCAACAAGATCCTCAAATGCAGATGCAAATGCAGTCTAATCCGCAAATGCAACAGCAAATGCAGCAACAACAACAGCAATTAGAGTTAGAAATAGAATCTCGTAAGGCTGTTTTGATTGCAGAGATGACCGAAGACTTTGTTAAAGAGCAAAAAGAAGCAATCGGCATTTTAGGTAACGACCCACTTGTAAAATTAAGAGCAAGAGAGCTTGATCTTAAGGCACAAGACAATATGAGAAAACAAAAAGAAGATGATGCTAGATTAAACTTAGATAAAATGAAAACTTTAATGAATCAGAATCTTCAAGAAGATAAGATGGAACAGCAAGAAGATCTTGCTATTCTAAGAGCAGCGACCTCTATTGAAAAACAGAAAATGTCCAATAGAGCTAAAATAAAAAACGATAAAATGAAACAACAAGATGTAAGAATCTTAAAAGGACCAAGGAGTTAATATGGCAAAACAACGTGGCTTATATGATAACATTCACGCCAAGCGTAAGAGAATCGCTGCAGGTAGTGGAGAAAAAATGAGAAGACCTGGAGCTAAAGGTGCACCAACAAAAAAAGCATTTGTAAACAGTGCTAAGACGGCTAAGAAAACGTAATGATAACTACTCGTGGAATGGGTGCTGTTAGACAGCAGTTTAAAAGAGGAGGCTCACCAGCTTGGACTAGAAAAGAAGGTAAGTCAGAATCTGGAGGACTGAATCAAAAGGGACGAGATAGCTACAACAAAGCTAATCCAGGATCAAATCTAAAAGCTCCCCAACCCGAGGGTGGATCAAGAAAAAAATCCTTCTGTGCTCGGATGCGTGGGATGAAGAAAAAATTAACGTCAGCTAAAACAGCTAACGATCCAGATTCAAGAATAAATAAATCACTTCGAAAGTGGAAGTGCTAATGCCATTCAAATCAGAAAAACAAAGAAGATATTTATTTGCTAACGAACCCGAGGTAGCAAAAAAATTTGCTAAAGATTATAATATGGGTGGTGTTGCTTCTATGTTTAGAAAAAAATTAGCAGATGGTGATGATCCGTTTTATGACGCTTGGAAAAAAGTTTATGAAACTAATCCTGATGCAGCATCAATGAATGAAAAACATGATGAGTATTTAGAAAAATATACTTTAGAAATGTCTACACAAACAAGTGAAGCACCTACAGAAGATGTAGAACAAACAACAGATCCAATGTTGAATTTGTTTTCAGAAACTGATGCATTAAATAATGATCAAGCCTTAACAACTTTATTTGCTAGAGAAGAACCACAAGGTATTATGGCGGCATCTAATGGTGGTTTTGCAATGCAAGGAGGAGTTAGAAATTACTTAGGCAAAACAGACACAGTAAGTGGTGTTCCCGTTAAATGGAAATCTAGTCCAGATCACCCAGAAACAGAATTAGCTTATATTACAAAAGCAGAAAAAGATTTACTTCTTAAAAAAGATTTACACGATTCATTAGAAGGTACACCTAATAAAGGACCAGGTGAATTAATAAGTTTAAATGGTTGGGGTGATGCTAGTGATGGTTTTGGTGGAAGTGGTGAAACAGCAGGTCCAGGAGATACTGGCGGCGAAGGTGGAGACAGTCCTTCAGATGGTTCAGATTCTCAAAGTAGTAATAATAACGAAGGCTCTGATCAAGGTCATTCAAGATTTGATGTTGGTTCTGGATATTATGGAGAAGAAGTAACTACTACTAGCAGTGATGATGGTGGAGACACTTACAAAGATCCAATCATAGATATGGTTGGTAAAAAAGTTGTAGTAGATCCAACAACAGGTGGAAATATTGTTGTAGATAAAAACTCTGTATTAATGAAAGAAAGAAAATTAAAAATGTCAAAAGGTAAAAGACCAGCAGCATGGGTCTCTCCTACTGAAAAAGAATATTTTGATAATTTAGATGATTACATAGATAGTAAAACAGGATTTTTTTCAAAATATAATGCTGAAAAATTTTTAGTAAATCAAATTAAAAGTAAAATACCTATTATAGGTCCATTTCTTCCAACAATTTATCCAAGTAAAAATATTAATTTTAAATCTACAAGTAAGTATGAAGTACCTGGTTCTGATTTAGGTTTTTATGATCCTGACGAATATCCAGAATTTTGGGGTAAAGGACCAGATGAAAATGATAATGATGGTCCAGAAACAATTATTCCTGGAGTAATAGATGATACTAATGAAGAATTTATAGATTTTAGTTTAATGAGTGCCCTTGATAAGATTAGGGCTAATCAATTAAGAAGAAAAGGGTTAGTAGAAGATGGTATTATACAAGATAATGAAACCATGGAACTAGCATCTTTGCCTAAAACAAAGGAAGAATTCAAATTAAATAGTGGTGGACTTGCAAATTTATTTAGAGTAAAAACACAATAATAGGAGAAAACATTATGAGAAATGATTTTGGATCAAGACCTTATTCAGAAAGATTCCCGTACGGTAGTAAAGATGGGTCATCTAAGAAACAAGGTTACAATGACAGATTAGACGAGTCCCTAGGTGCTAGAAACGGAGCTAAATCGCAAAGTCTAAAAGCTAGAAGAGATGAATCTAAAGGTATGGAAAAAGCATCTGGTAACAGAGCTTATTCTTCTGTATCAACAATGGATAAATAATTATGGCTAACACTAGAAGAATGAACAGACTGGAAGAACTTGGAAGAGTTGATTCAGAAAAAGCGTTTACTAAAAAAGGTAAAAAAAATTTAAAAGCTGAAAAGAAAAGAATTGTTAAAGAACTAAAAGGTGGCGGAATGTCAACTCGTGGTTTAGGAAAAGCTTTTAGAGGGGGAGGATTAGTATAATGTCAAAAGATTGGACAATCGGTTCTGGATATTGTGAAGAACCAAAAGTTACTGTAGGACCAGGAATTACAAAAGATGGGTCTGCAACAGGTGGAGTTGAAATTGAAGCAACTAATCCACAAGAATCTCAAACAGTACAAGTTAAAGGAACTAAAAGAATGTTAGCTTCCAAAAGTAAAAAAGCTACTTGGTACTAACATGTGGTTTTCGGCAATCAAATTAGCCGTTTCTGCTGGAAGTAAAATTTACGCTAACAAGCAGAAGACGAAGATGGCTATG